AAGAATCGTCCATACTTCCGTGCTAATGCTATCGACAATGTCCTGCGTATGGGTGAGAACTACCGCAAAGAGTGGTGGGAGCATATCATGGAAGATAACTCTGAAGAAGATAAGGCTGATCGTTTTGAAGTCTTAGAGTTCTGGGGTTTTGTGGATAGAGAGATTATTGAAGATCAGGGAGTAGATATCCCTTCAGAATTAAAAGATGCAGATCAACTAAGTGTAAACATCTGGATTGCTAACGGTCAAGTACTACGTCTAGTAATGAATCCATTTACTCCAGCTTATATTCCTTACTTTGCTGCACCTTATGAAATGAATCCATACAGCATCTTCGGTGTAGGTATTGCTGAAAACATGGATGACACCCAAACACTTATGAATGGCTTTATGCGTATGGCAGTAGACAATGCTGCTCTATCTGGTAATTTGCTTATCGAGGTAGACGAGACTAATCTCGTCCCAGGGCAAGACCTCTCCGTGTATCCAGGCAAAGTGTTTAGGAGACAGGGAGGGGCACCTGGTCAAGCTATCTTTGGCACTAAGTTCCCTAACGTATCTAATGAGAACATGCAGATGTTCGATAAGGCAAGAGTATTAGCAGATGAATCAACTGGCTTCCCTTCCTTCGCACATGGTCAGACAGGCGTATCAGGAGTTGGTCGTACTGCCTCTGGTATTTCTATGCTTATGTCTGCTGCCAACGGCAGTGTACGGAACGTAGTTAAAAACATTGATGACTACTTGCTTGCACCACTTGGTAAAGCATTCTTTAACTTTAACATGCAGTTTGACTTTGATGCAGAGATTAAAGGTGATCTAGAAGTTAAAGCTCGTGGTACAGAAAGCTTGATGGCCAACGAAGTACGTAGCCAACGTCTTATGCAGTTCATGCAAGTTGTATCTAATCCTGCCTTGGCACCGTTTGCTAAGATGGATTATATTGTTCGTGAGATTGCTAAGTCTATGGATCTTGATCCTGATAAAGTTGGAAACAACATGGCACAAGCAGCAATCCAAGCTGAGATCTTGAAAAAGTTCCAGCAAGAAAATCCACCACCAGCTCCACCTCCAGGTGCTCCACAGCCAGGAGGCCCACAGCAAGCTCCTGCAGGGGCACAGGTACAGGATACCCAAGGTAGTGGGGGTGGTACTATAGGGACGGGTACAGCGCCTCAGCCAGGAGAACAGGGCTTCTCAGGCAATACTGGCCCACAGGTACAATGAAACTGATCGTGAACAATACACTTAAACCTTTTGTAAACAATCCAGAATTGTACAACTCTTTTTTGGAAGAGATTGGAATTCGAATAGATAAAGTACATAAACGCCTTGAGCAGATTACAGATGTAGAAGAATTGTATCGTGCTCAGGGTGAGATACGTGTGCTTAGATCCTTGTTACTTCTTAGGGAACATGTAAATGGCTAGAAGAAATACATCTCCCAGACCAATGCTTAGACCAGAGGGATTTGGAGCAGCAGAGCAAACTGAAAGAATGCTTCAGCCTGAAGGAGACCCTGTAGCTCCTACAGAGGTTTTAAAGACTGGTATTACCAAAGAGGTAATGGATAAAACCCAAGAGTATGTAAACAACCCCCCACCCCCTACACAACAAAGCCCTGTACAAAAAGCTATAGATAAATCTCTAATAAGTGGTGCAGAAAAAGACTATGAAGTAAAAATTAGTAAAGTCACCCCAGAGGGACGCAGTGCTATTAGAAACATGATCTCAAGAGTTTTAGGTAGGCAGTTTAATGGTGACCTAGACGCATTCTACTATTGTACAACTTTTGTTTCCGACATGCTAGATAGCATTGGTGCTGATCCCTTAAATCCAGGTGCAAAACCAGAATCAGAAGCAAGATATGGTAGGGTAAGAGCTGACGCTTATATGAAGTATGGTACTCCTGTTGATATAGAAGATATCCAAGAGGGTGACATTGTTATCTTTGATTTCCCTAAACTACCTGATGGAACTCTAACCCTAGACCCAACACGGGGTAAACGAAATGGGCTTGGTGATCATGCTACATTTTATGCAGGGGATCGTCTAGATGTCAACAAACCTGGCAGTAACTACATTGGAGTTCTAGGTGGTGAGCAAGGCGGTGGTGCTGCTATAAGCATGAAGTCTTTTGATAAGTCTCACATTCTTGGTGTAAGAAGAATACAGTACGATGACATTGACTACGAGTTTACTAAAGAGTTATCAAAAGCTAATTCAGACTTTAATAAGTTTCTAAACGATGAAGCTAAAGCGTTTGACTTCAATGCTTTCATAGAGCAGTCCTCTGATCCAATACAGGGAACTAATAGACTAACATCTGGTTTTGATGAAGGCGGTCTGACAGAAGCTAAAGGTCTAAGCTTGGGTGAGCTTATTGTCGATAACATTTTAGGTTTAGACAACGAGTATGAATCCTTTGGTGAAAAACTTGGTAAAGCTATTAATGAAGACGAGATTAAGTTTCTAAAAGATGCAGCTGTTGGTGTGTACGAAGGTACTAAAGAATTTGTACAAGCGCCAGTAGAAACTACTAAACAAGTAGTTAATGAGATTAAAGATAGTGTAACTAGACTTGGTTCTGAAGATTTAAACACTAGACTTCAACGTATGTATAATGTATCATACGAACAAGCTACTGACGAGCAAGTAAACCAAGCTAGGGAAGCTGTACTAGGTGATGCACTTACTGCACTAGAGCTTGTACCTGCAGCTAAGGTTACAACCACTGTAGCTGGTGCTGCAATTCCTAGTGGACTTAAAGCTGATGTTGTAGGTCAAACTAAAGCTATGCTTTCTGGTGACAGAGAGTTTCTATCTGCTACACCTACAAATAGAGCTAGTACTCAATCTCTGAGTGCAGGGTTTACTGGACAGAATCCACCTACGTATAATAAGAGAAGTACACCACTTTCGCAGCAACAAGATGTTGAATTAGATGAGTTTAGGCAACCCCAACCAACTGAAAAAACAGAGCTTAGTCGAAAAGATTTTGTAATTTTTAGAGACCCTATTAAAGAGCTTGCAGAAACTGTTACAATACCTAAAAAAGGTTTGCTTGGTTCAGAGTTTTTAAAGATGGTTAAAAAGAACGAGTCTATTGCAGATTCTTCTTTGCAACCTCAAATCATAGATCCAAAAAGAAGGTACACTAGAGAAGAACTTTTAGAAGCTATTGGTGATGATGAGGGGTACCCTGGACCTAATGTATTTAGGTCAGAGACTTATATAGGTGAGAGACAAGGAAGTTTCAGAGACTATCAACGTCAAGGTAGAGATGCTGGCTTTCTTGGCATTGGAAAAGAGTTAGACTATTTTGAACTTCCTATTATGTCGAGACCACCTTCTGGAAGTGAAGGCACAGGTAAACCTTTCAAAGCTAACTTACAGCACTTTGACGAAGATACTATCGCACATGCTAGAGGTTCTATTGTTCAACCTGCTGATGGTGTCACTGTCTCTTTTGAGTATGAAGACCTTATTGGTAATAAACCTTTTTTACTTGTTGAAGAAATTCAATCAGACCTTCTACAAAAAGGTTATGTAAAACCTGGCAAACTCAATGACATGGCTTTTAAAAAGGTCACTGAAGAGTGGTCAAGAAATAATTATGTCTCTTTCCAAGAAGCCTTTGGAGAAATATCTAAAGATGTCAAAAACATTTTTGAAGAGTTAGATGAAGCTAACATGGTCAGACCAGACTTAGTAGATGGGTTTGGTGCAAGAGATAAATTTCAAAGAAATGCAATAGATAGGGGTTACGTACTTTCCAATGAGCTAGAAGAGGTTTTAGATAAGTTAAATTTAACAGAAGAGTTTATTGAACCTAGTATTATGGATCTAACTGACCTAGCTCGTGGGCGTATGAATCAGTATCTACCTATCGTAGACGTTGATACAGGGGCAAATTTTTCAATAGCAGATTTTACAGAAAAATTTAAAAAAGAAAAATACGTCAGTCCTAGAGAAAAAACTCAAAAATTCTTTGATAAGTCTAGAGAGCTTTTAGCAAAGAAACAAATAGATAAAGAGATTAATTTTGACGAGTTTCAATATCTTTACGAAAGATATAAAACTAATCAGCACAGGTTAAAACAAGGCGGGTACCATCAAGATGTTGGTTTACCACCAATCACAAAGAATAGACAGGCGGTCGAAGAATCTCTTAAAGCTCTTATAGCAAAAGCAGCTAGAGAAGGTGTGGATAAAATTGTTATCCCACCTGCAGACAGGATTGCAAAAGCTAGAGATAGAACTTTAGACTTTAGTGACAAGGGCGATAGATTTTATCGTACCTATGTAACAGACTTGAACAAAGTTTTAAATGATCTAGAAAAGAATTACCCCGTTGAAGTACGTAAAAATGTAGAAATGCCTTATGATAATAGACTTTCAGGACCAAGAAAACTAGAGGCTATTGAACAGGGTTTGCAAACACTAAGTTTGAGGGGTGAGCTTGAAACATTTACTGTATCTTCACCCTCTGTAGAAGTAAGTATCCCAGAAGATATGAATTACGAAATACTTCGTCAGGCTATGGATCGTGAAGTACATGCTGAAAATTTAACAAGCGAACAAGAGAAGGTATTTAGGGCTTTTGCCTACCACAATCAAGTATCTTTTGACGAAGCACCTGATGTATTTAGTCAATGGCACGTTAAGCAAACGGACGAGTTACTTAAAAAACCTTGGTTTCAAAGTATGTTACCTGAGTCTGATACAAATTATGGTACTATCCTAGACATCTCTGAACTGATAGATGAATACAAAGTAGAAGCACCAAGACAATTTGCCAAAGGAGGCGCAGTAAATAAGATGAGCATGAAACAACAAATGTCACTATTCGAATACGGTGGTATTGCTGACGATGGTATGACCAAAGATCCAGTATCTGGCAACAACATACCTCCAGGATCTCTTGCTAAAGAAGTACGAGATGATATTCCTGCTATGTTGTCGGAAGGTGAGTACGTTATTCCTGCTGATGTTCTTCGTTTCTACGGGGTAAACTTTTTTGAAAATCTTCGTGGTCAAGCAAAACAGGGCTTGCAAAGCATGGAGCAAAATGGTAGAATTGGTGGAACTCCAATGACACAACAAGATGTTGCTCGTAATATGCAACAACCTACGATGGCTCCAGCACCAGTTCAAGCAGCTCAAGGTGCCATGATGCAGTCTCCTATGCGTATCCAACAACAAACAGCCCCTCAAGCTATGGGTAATGCTATGCCTCAGCAACAACCTATTATGGCTAATCAGGGCACTATGGTTCAAGGTTTTAACGATGGCCCAATGCCTACAGCTGCTCAATACAGATCTAGCTGGAGTCCTGCAAGAGCGAGGTACTCATCACCTATGTTCCAAGGTACATCTTCTCAACAAGCTAATATTGCAGCAGCACAAGAGGCAGCACAAGAACAAGCAGCTACAGAAGAAATTACACAATCAAGAAAGCACTACAATCAACAAGGAAAAAGTGCTCAGGTAGAGTATGTAGGTACAGATCCTTCAAACATGTCTATTAAGCAAACAGAAGCAAACCTTGCTATTGTTGCTGCTTACCCATTAACTGAAGAAGAATGGTTAGCTTACAAGAAAGAAATGAGTAAAGGCTCTGGTGGAGATGGTGGTGGTGAAGACCCCACACCTACTGGCTCTGATACTTCTTGGATGGATGGTATTGATTGGAGTGATCAACAATCTGTTAAAGATTGGGTGGAGTCTGATAATGGATTAGGTATGTCTGGATTTGCTAGCGGCCTTGCCGAAAAGGGTGGTATTCTTGGAGCAATACCTCAAGCAGTACAAGCTCAAGATATTGCTAAAACCAGAGGTATTCGTAGTTATTATGAAAGCATAGGTGACAAAGAGATGGTTGATTACCTAGATGGTAAACTTAAAGAGGCTATGGAAAAAACTGGCCTACTTACATCTGCTTTAGATAAGCTAGGACTTTTAACTGGTAAAAATTATCTTAACCAAATGAAAAATCTTGATTTAACAACTCAACAGAATATAGAACTTGGTGGAATGTCTTTAGAAGAAAATCAAGCAATGACTGCTAAAGCTATACAACAAAAAGATGATGATCAAAAAATAGCAGCAGAAATTCTTGCAGAAGCTCAAAAATCTGCAGAATCAGGTTCAACAGCAGAAATTGTAGAAAAGTCTGGTGAAGAAGGTTCTCCTAATAGAGAACAAACAGAGCAAAACCTTTCTGACGTATTGTCAGGTTTGGAGACTGGTGCCAAAACTGGTACAATACAACTTAATAAGGGTGGCTTGATGACGGCACCTAAACCAAAAAAGAAAACGAGAAAGTATAATAAAGGCGGACTCGCAGGTAAGAAAAAATAAGGCTACCCAGCTACGGCTGGCCCCAACATAAGGAGAATATGATGCCTGAACTAGCAGAAGTAGAAACACCAAAGACAGCAGGATTTGTTGATCGAGGTTACAACTACGAAAGAAAACGTAAGCGTATTGAAGAGGAAGAAGAGGAGATCAAACGACTTGAAGCCGAACAGCGTGGAGAACTTGAAGCAGAAGACAACAACCAGTCAGAAGAAGAAAGTGCCAAAGCGGAAGAGGCCGATACAGAAGTTGAAGAAGCAACGTTATCTCCAGAAGAAAGAAGCTTCAAAAAACGTTATGGCGATCTAAGACGCCACATGCAAGAAAAAGAAAAGGAATGGAACGATAAGTTCGAGGCCTTTGAAAAACGCATGGAAAAAGAGTCCATTGTTCCACCTAAGTCAGAGGAAGACATTGAGGAATGGGCAAAGCAATACCCAGATGTAGCTGGTATCGTAGAGACTATTGCTGCTAAGAAAGCTCAAGAGATGTTTAGCAAAGCAGATGCTAGACTGAAAGAGTTAGATAAAGCACAGACAGAAGCAGAACGAGTTAAAGCTGAAAATGCTATTCGTAAATCTCACGAAGACTTTGATGATCTTCGAGCTTCTGATGAGTTCCATGATTGGGCTAATGAGCAGCCTAAGTGGGTACAGGATGCACTATACGAAAACTCAGATGATCCTGCGTCAGTAGTACGTGTAATTGACTTGTACAAAGTAGATAAAGGCCTTACTAAAACTGCAAAGAAAGCTAAGGCCAAAGATGCAGCTTCCACTGTTACTCGTCGCAGTAAGACAGAAGTAGATGTAGAAGATGCAAACGATGTAATTCGTGAATCAGATGTAGCTAAAATGTCTGCACAAGAGTTTGAAGCTAAGTCTGAGGATATCAACAAAGCTATCCGTTCGGGTAAATTTGTTTACGATATGTCTGGCAATGCCAGATAAAGCTGTTGACATCTAGTAAATCAACAGTATAACTATAGGCACAGAGACAAAAGCCTCTTTATGACTACCTTTTGTCTCAACCTAATTTTCATATAAAGTCTAAAACTAAAAAGAACCACCTGTTAAAGTATAGGCCCAGTAAGTACACGGTAGCGCAACTGTATACTATCTGCACCCTAGAAAAATAGCAGCCTCTTTAAGGTGTTTAGCTTAGTTAAGCCAAATATCAGGAGGATTTATCATGGCTTTTGCAGTAGCGTCAGGTTACACTAACCTGCCAAACGGGAACTTCTCTCCCGTAATTTATTCCAAAAAAGTTCAGCTTGCTTTCCGCAAGTCAACTGTTGTTGGAGATATCACAAACTCTGATTATTTCGGTGAGATTGCCAACCAAGGTGATACCGTTAAAATCATTAAAGAACCTGAGATTTCAGTTTCAGCATATGCTCGTGGCACAACTATTGCTGCGCAGGATTTGCAGGATGACGATTTCTCTCTAGTCGTTGACAAGGCAAACTACTTCGCCTTCAAAATGGACGACATCGAAGAAGCGCACTCACATATAAACTTCATGGATCTTGCGACCAACCGTGCGGCATACCGCTTGGCTGACCAGCATGACCAAGAAGTTTTGGGTTACCTATCAGGTTATGCACAGTCTGCTCTACATACTAATGCTGATGGTGTTAACACCACAGTAAACGGTACTAAAGCAAATTCTTCTGCAGGTACAGACGAACTTCTAGCAGCTAACAAGTTGGATATGTCAGACTTTGGCAACATCACAACTACAGCATCTGCAAGTACAACTGGTGACTCAATTCCAGTTGGTGCTCGTCTACCAGGTGCAACAGCACTACCAACAGCGTACGTATCACCAACTATGATGATCGCACGTATGGGCCGTTTGTTGGACGTTCAAAGCGTTGACAAAGCAGGTCGTTGGATTGTCATTTCACCTGAGATGATGGAAGTATTGATGGACGAAGATTCACGTCTATTGAATGCTGACTTCGGTGATGCAGGTGGACTACGTAACGGTCTAGTTCTTAACAACTGGAATGGTTTCCGTGTATACGTTTCAAACAACCTACCATCAGTCGGTACTGGCCCAGGTACAACAGGTACTGCAGCACAGGACGACAACTATGGTGTGATTGTTGCTGGTCATGACTCAGCGGTTGCAACTGCCGAGCAGATCAACAAAACTGAAACATACCGTGACCCAGATTCATTTGCGGACATCGTTCGTGGTATGCACCTATATGGTCGTAAGATTCTACGTCCAGAAGCTCTTGTAACAGCACGTTACAACCTAGCTTAATAAGTACTACTTTAGGGGCAGGTTTAGGCTTGCCCCTTTAGCCTACTCAAAGGATTCTTTCAATGGCTACATACGTTGCTTTAACGAATGAACTGCTAAGACGTTTAAACGAGGTCACACTAGATACTGCTGGTGATGGCTTTGATACTGTACGTAACGTACAAGCCTTAGCTAAGGATGCCATTAATAACGCAATTAGAAATATTATTCAGACTGGCCAAGAGTGGCCTTTCTTAAAAACTACTTATACCCAGACACTAACTGCAGGTACGAGAGAGTATAGCTTTCCCTCAGATTATTCTAGTGCTGACTGGGAAACATTTTACCTTAAGAAGTTGTCTTCTATAGATAACTCTCCTATGCATCTTCCAACTATTACATATGACGAATACATACAAAAATACAGACAAGTAGATGATACAGGAGATGCTGCAGGTATTGCAGCACCTAACCTTGTTTATCAAATGAATGAAAGTAAGTTTGGTGTAACTCCTATTCCTAATGCTGCTTATGAAATTGAGTATGTTTATTGGTCTTTCCCTTCAGATCTTTCTTTGTATGACGATGTAGCAATTGTTCCAGATAGATTTAAACATGTAGTTATTGATGGTGCAATGATGTATATGATGCGTTTTAGATCAAACGATCAAAGTGCAGCTATTCACCAACAAAATTTTGAAAACGGTATTAGATCAATGAGACGTGTTCTTATTGATGAACCTTTAAACATCAGATCTACTGTACTACAAAAAAGTAAGTCATCTAATAGTATTATTGGCAGCGTAGCGTAATGGCTGAAAATCTAGCATCTTTTAAAGTATTCTGCCAAGGCGGTCTAAACACTAGTCGTGATGTGTTGTCACAAGGTGAGACACAACCAGGATCAGCAGTTGCTTTGATTAACTATGAACCTGCTGTTACTGGTGGTTATCGTAAGATTAACGGCTTTATAAATGATTACGGTACAGTTACAGGCACGGGCAAAGTATTAGGTGTTTGTGTTGCTAACGGTGTCAATGATGGTATTCTAGCTTGTCGTACACCTTCTAGTGGTTCAAACTATTTACACTATTGGGATGATGCTACATCAGCTTGGATTGCAGTAACTACCTCTGGTTCTCCTACAATGACTGGAGTAACAAAGGTAAGATTTACTAAGTACAACTGGGGTAGCCCTAAAGTTACACTTACTGATGGTATTAACCCTGCAGCTACTTATGATGGTACAACCTACACGCAGATTACACATGCTGATGCTCCCAGTGCACCAAAGTTTTCACACGTTTATAAAAACCACATGTTTCTAGCAGGTGATCCTAGTGAAAACACAAACCTTTACTTTAGTGCACCATATAATGAAACAAGCTTTGCTCCTGCTGATGGTGCTGGTGTTGTCAACGTAGGCTTTCCTATTGTAGCTATTAAGTCTTTCCGTGATGTATTATACATCTTTGGTACTAATAACATCCGTAAACTTGTTGGAGATAATATCTCTAACTTTGTATTACAAGAAGTTACAGATGATCTTGGTTGCCTAGCTTCAGAT